GCCTGGGTGTCGGTGAGCTTCTTCTGCAGCTCGTCCTTTTCCTTGGTGTGGGTGTGGATCAGCTCTTCGGCCAGGTACTGCACGGCGTCGAGGTTGCCCAGCTTGGAGGCTTCGATCAGGGCGGACTTGGCGTCGTCGGGCAGGCGGCGCCATTGGCGTAGCTCGCGGTAGCCGATGCCCATTCGGGTCATGGATTCAAGGGCTTCTTCGCCGAAGGCGCGAAGGTTGGCGATATCGCGATCCACCTGGTCGACGGAGCGGTTCAAGAGATTGCAGAACTCCTCCCACGTCCCTCGCAGAATTTCCGCACCGTGCGGATTTTTCATACCGGCGATGGAGCGGTAGAGCTTGTTTTCCTTGACCTGGGCGAGTTTTGAAATCCGCACGGTGCGGGAAAAATCTTCGAAAGCGCCGGCCATTTGGGCTTGGCCAAGTACCTGGTTGACCAGGTCACGATCCTCGGCCATTTCCTGAGCGATAGCGCCCAGATTCTGGATTACGTTGACGGCCTCTTCATTGACCGGGGCGTCCTGTACCAGCGCGGCGCTGGTGGCGGCTTTACGAGGCATTACGCGGCCTCCTGCGTGCTGCTCTGGGCCAGCTGCTGCAGGCGCAGGATGGCTTGAAAGCGGTTGTTGTCGGCCTCGATCAGGGCGTTGCGAAACTCGTTGTGGCCGCGCAGGCGGCCATGTTCGAAGGCGTCGGCCTCGATGGTGCCGGCCTGGTAGGGGCTGGTGACCAGGGTCTGGTCGATACGGTTGCGCAGCACTGCTGTCATGCCTTGCATGAAGGGCTCGCTGCGCTTTTGTTCGCCCCTGAGCAGAGCGTTTGCCAGTTGGTTGATGTCCATGTGGTGCTCCTTGTTGTTAGCGGCTGGCCCCGGCCAGCACGCGTTGGTTGATCTCGTTGATGCGGTGTTGCGCTGCGCCCATCTCGTTGGCGTGGGCCTGGGCGATCTGCAGCAGCGCGATGGACGGGGCGAAGCGGCCGTTGTCGAGCTTCACGGCCAGGCCTTCGGCGATCAGGGTGTTGATGGCGCGGTTGATGTTGGCCGGGCTCTCCCCGAGCCCCTTGGCCAACTCGCCGTTGCTGATGCCGGTGAGGCTGTAGCCCTTGAGGGCCTTGAGGACGCGCAGGATTCGCGCGCCGCTGTCGGAGGTGCGTGGGGTGGTCATGCTGGAGTCCTGAGTAGTGCGAAGTAGTCGGCGGCAGCTTCGTCGGCGGCCTGAGCTGCGTTCTGCAGATCCTCGATGGTGAGCTGAGCAAGGGGTTTGCCGAGCTTCTGGCAGTGGCGCGCGAACGCCCGCTGGCTGACGGCGTTCCACTCGCGGAAGCCGTCAAACGGCTCCAGGGCTTCGTGCATGTCCATGATTAGGGCGAGGCTTTCCGGGCTCATGCCTGCTCTCCTAGATCCAGTTGTGGGTTGGCGTGCTGCTGCACGTTGGCGCGGTGCCAGGCCAGGCTGGCGAGGCCGTTCTGCAAAGCTGCGAGGGTGTCCTCGGCGTTGGCCTGGTTTTGGTAGAAGGCGATCACGGCTCCGATGGTGTCGGTGAGTACGCCTTGCAGCTCGTTCACTTCCTGAGCGGTGCAGGTGCGGCCGGACGGAATGTCGATCAGCAGCTTGCCGCTGGTGGAGGCCAGCCAGCGGCTGATCAGGGCGATGCCGCAGGCATGCTCGAAGGCCGGGATCAAAACCGCTGGCATGCGACCTTCGGTGAGCCACTTGTAGAGGGCCCAGTGGTTGGCCTGGCCCATGCGCTCAGCAATGCGCTCGACACTGAGGTTGTGCCGCTCCTTGGCGAACTCCAGCGACCACTCCATGGCTTGGCGGATGCTGCTGGGCTGGGCGTTCTTCCAAGAGCGACGCTTCATTGGAAGGCCCTCCCGACGCTGCAGGAGGCGGCGTGCAAACAAATAGGCTTTTTGCCCATTGGCAATGCTGTTACCAAAAGGCCAGCCTGTTGGGGTACATTCACAGGCATGGGGAGTCACCCGATGGAAGAGGTTCGGTTACTGCAGGTTGAGGGGCAGATTCAGGCGCTTGCGCGGAGCTGGCTTTACCTGGCTGCGCAGCTGGAGTTGCAGGGTGTTGACCCGGCTCCGCTGGAGCGCTCGATGCTGGGGACGAGTTGGCCAGACGCGCAGGTTGAGCCGCATGCTCAGGCGATGATGCAAGCTCTGGTTGAGCAACTGGCCGGCGCCCGTGAGGGGCGGCGAAGTCAATGCCAATCAGCGGGGCTCGATGCTTGAAGCCCAGCTCGTTGCGCAGATCCTGGTAGGCCCTGGCCTTCAGGTGCTGCCCAACAAGTTGGCCGGCGCCGAGCAGCATCAGGCGATCGATCAGCTTTGCAGTACCGGCGCTGGCCGGGGTGCGATCGACGAACACCAGGGCCTGCTGGCGGGCTTCGCTCAGGTGGGCGGCGATGGCCGGGCCATCACCAGGTGCGCAGGCGATCAGCGCGTTGAGCGCGGCGCGCCAGGCGTCCATGGGGGGGGAATCAGCTCGATCTCTTCGAGCGCAACTTGCGGCTGGTCGGTCATGGCAGTGACCCTCGCTGCTGTTGTGGTTGGTGGGGTTAAGCGGCGACCGGCTCGCCGGCCTTGAGGCCCAGGGCGACGGCAATGACATGCGACTGGCCGTAGTTGCCCTTGGAGAAGCCGTTGAGTACTTGGTAAACGGCGGTGGGCGGGAAACCGTGGTCTTTTGCCCATTGATTGACGGTTAGGCCCTTGGCACGGAACTGGGCTTTAACCTGTTCGACGGTCTTGGGTTTTTGCTGGGTTGCCATGGCGGTGGCTCCTCGGCTGGTAGTTGAAGATTCATAAGAATCTTTGGTGTTTGTGAGGCTGAGTATGGGTAGAAAACTACCCATCGTCAAGGAGGTTTATGGGTACTTATTTGCCCATTGGCGAGCGGCTTGCTGAGGAAAGGAAGCGGCTAGGGTTCAATCAAACCGACTTCGCGGCTGTGGCTGGAGTAAGCAGAAAAACTCTTTTCGGCTATGAGAGCGGCGAGCGAACGCCCGACGCTGGGGGGCTTGCTGCCTGGGCTAGCGAAGGTGTGGACTTGATGTACGTGGTGCTTGGTGAACGCTCGAAAGCCCACCCCGTCGCTCAACTTCCAGCAGACGAACAAGTCTTGCTGGAGGCATATCGAGCTATGCCGGCCCGTGCTCGTAAGCTCCTTCTGGCCGAAATGCTGACGGGTAAGAAGACACGCAAAGCTGACGGTAAGGCTGATGGCATGAGCGTTTCAGGCGATGGGAACCGAGTAGCTGGAAGGGATTACAACGAAACGAAGGAGTAGCACCGTGGATATCCAGGTTGAGGGGAGCAACAACCGAGTCGCCGGGCGGGACTATTACGAGAATCAGATCAAGCCTTGCCCGCGATGCGAGGTCAGGGTCATTGATCGTGAAAAGAGCATCTGCAACCACTGCACCAAGGAAGAGAGAGATGAAAAGGCCCGTGGGCAGATGACGCTGTTCGGCCTGGGAGTGCTCTTCATCTTCGGTTGGTTACATGGTTGGCGGTCAGAAAGAGGCCTGGCGCCAGGTATAGAAGGGCTGGCCGAGACACTGGCACTGTCGGTCGGTATTGCCATCGCAGCGCTTTCAGTGATCTGGTTTTTACTTCCGCTTGTTGTTGAGATCGGTGCGGCCTACTTCGAGAGCCGCCGTAATCGCTATCGCGAATAACCACATGGATGAGGCCTGTGTAATGAAGATCAGAGCAATGTTTTTCACGGTGCTGGCTGCCGTTCTTCTATCCGGCTGTGCTACGGACTACCGAAACAAAACGCCTACAGAGGTCGCACAGGCAACTCGCGTGCATGAAAGCGAGTACAGCGAGAGCAGGATCTACCTGGCGCCACCCGTGACGGGTAATCCGGTGATGGGCATGACCTACGAAGCCCAGCTCGCCGCCATCCAGTCGAAGAAGGACGGCTCGATAACTCATGCCCTTCGGGTGAAGTGGAGCTACCTCTCTCACGCTTGGATGTTCTTCTCCAATGCCACGCTGCCGGGGCCAATTCCTCTTGAAACCGTATCCACGAATAGGGAGGTGTATAGCTGTCGCTCTAGCCGGTGCAGCTACTACGAAAGCACGTCAGCAGTTGTGCCGCTGGAGATCCTGGCCAATGCATCGGCGGGTTTAAAGGTTCGCTTCTCCTCCCAGCAGGGCGCGGTCATGGTTGAGCTGCCGGCCACCTATGTGCTCGGCTATCTGCAAGCTATGTCCACGGCGCTGGGCGGCGCTGTCGCGCCGACTGCTGCGGCCCCAGCATCAAGGATTCCCAAGTGGGAGGCTGTACCGACCCGCCCTGCAGGCCAGCCTGGTGAGGTGGTGAAGAGCAAGGAGCAGCAGATCCAGGAGCTGCAGAACACGCCTGGGCTGAGTTATGAAGAGTACCAGCGGCGGTACCAGCTGATTATGGGGCAGTGATTCATGATGCTGGATCCGATTCCGCGAGCTTTTGCTTTGGCCGCCTGGCAGCGCATAGCTAGTGAGATTAAGGCCTCAGTCGAGTTGAAGGCTGCTATGCAAGAGGAAGCGTTGAGGCTGCAGGCCAAAAACTGTATCCAGCGTGAGTTCACTCGGGGAATGGGAGCCGTACTTCACGGGCAGCGTTGGGATTGGCCTAAAGGGAAGGCGCTTATTGCAGAGCGCCTAGGGGAGCCGCCGCATGTTGATGATTTGCTGGAGGGGCTGTTCTCTTGGTTCATGTCTGCGACTCACAAGCTATACCGGCGCGGACAAATAAGAGCCTTACTGGCTGAGGGTATGGGCCATGTGATCCTTGTATCTGCTGATGCGATAGATGGTGAACCAGCGCCGTGTGGTGCTGCCGATCAGCAGGTACTGACCGTTAGTGATGACGTTCTGAAGAGGATGCCGCCATGCGGTCATCCGTTTTGCGCATGTAGCTGGGCGCTGACCTATCCAGATTATGTGAAGTAACACCCGGGGCGCCGCAATGGCGCCCTTTGTCTTTTTCGGCTAGCCGAAAAGACCCCACGCGCGCGCGAGGTGAAGCTGTGATCTCTGCCGGTTAAGCACGGCACTTATGAGCACAGCCACGGCCAGGGATTGGCCAACCTCGGAGCGCAATCATGTCTCAAGCCTGCAAGCCCAAGCGCCGCTTCCTGCCGCGCATGACCGTTTTCGCTGTTATCTCCCTGATGCTGCTGACCGCCATCTGGTTCGTGCGGCCCGAGCAGCTGCAGGTGGTGCTGTACAAGGCCAGCCTAGTGACGCTCGGCGCAGTGCTGGGCTACTACATCGACCGCGCGGTGTTCCTGACCGAAGCCCGGCCGCATGAGTGCATTGGCGGCATTCATATCGTTGGCGCGTGGCTGCGGCGAGCCCTGATTGTGCTGGCCTGCATCCTCGGCCTGACGCTGGGGCTCTGATCATGGCCCGCCTGAAGCGCTGGCTCGCTGCTGCGGGCAACGACATTGCGATCATCTGGGAGATCGAACCGCGCCTGTTTCTGTGGCCGCTGATCCTGCTGGTGTTCGCAGTCGGCTTCTTCATCGTGCCCAGCGCCGATGCTGCAAGCATTCCGACCGCTGCCGAGCAGCACCGCCGCACCCTTGTGCGTGCAGCGCACGCCGAGTGGGGCCTGGGTGCGCCTGTTTCGACCTTTGCCGCCCAGGTTCACCAGGAGAGCGCCTGGCGGGTGAACGCTCGCTCACCGGTCGGCGCCGAGGGACTGGCGCAGTTCATGCCCGCGACTGCGGACTGGATGGCCGAGATCTACCCGCGCAGCCTGGGCCCGGCGCAGCCGTACAACCCAGGCTGGGCACTGCGGGCCATGGTCGCCTTCGACCGCTGGCTCTACGAGCGAAACCAGGCCGTTAGCGAGTGTGACCGCTGGGCCTTCGTGCTGGCCGGCTACAACGGCGGCAATGGCTGGGTGAATCGTGACCGCAGGCTGGCCTCGGCAAAGGGCGCCGATCCGCTGGCCTGGTTCGATTCCGTCGAGCGGCATAACGCTGGCCGCTCGGCTGCCAACTTCCGCGAGAACCGCCATTACCCGCGCGCCATCCTGCTGCGCTGGGAGCCGATGTATGCGGCTGCCGGCTGGGGGCCTGGCGTGTGTGCCGAGAGGTATTCGATGTGAGCAGTAAAACTGAGATCACCTTTGCCGATGTACGCCATCTGTTCTCCCTGAACGATGAGTTCCGCTGGACGTGGCTGCGTCGCTGGCTCTGGGAGCAGCTGTTCAGGCCGCTACTGCTGGGCGCGGTGATCGTCGGGTTGGTGTTCAGCATCGGCTTTGCATTTGGCAAGGGGCTTTCTGCTGGTCTGAACCTGCAACCGCCAACGATCAATCTGCGCGTGGTGCCAGGCAACGACACGGCTGCGAGGTATCACAATGAAAATTCCAACGCTGTTTCTGCTCGCCACGTTGACCAGCAGTTCGCCTGCCGCTTGCTCGCGGAACTGGTTGGCTGCCGCCGAGCTGTTCGCATCGCCGCCGCCCCGCGTTCGTCCGGCCCAGCTCTGGCCGCCCGAACGCGCGGACAAACGACCACCCATGCCGCGCTGGCTGCGGCGCCGGCTCAAGCGTAAGGGGCGGTGATGAGAAAGGTCATCGGATGGTTCGTTGAGCACTGGTACGTGGGTGTTTTCCTCGCGCTGCTGATGCAGATGTGGGCCCACGGCCAGAACCAGTACGACCTCGGGCATAAGACCGCCCAGGCCAAGGGCGACAAGGCCCTGGCCGATCTGCGCGAGGAGCACCAGAAGCTGCGTGCCGACGCCGCCGAACAGAACCTGGTGCTCTACCGCCAGCAGGTGGAACGCGCAAACCAGGCCGAGCTGGTGTTCCTGGATGCCCAGGACGAGATCGGCCGACTCAAGCAGCAACTCACACAGGAGCGCATCAACCGTGTCTCGAATCAATACACGCCAGTTCGTGGCGGCGCGGCTGTTGCCGCTCCTCGCATCGTTATTACTTGTGGCTGGCTGCGCGACTTCAACGCAGCGCTTGGAGCCACTGCCCCAGCTCCACCCGGCTGCCGAGCCTACGCCGGCTCTCAAGAAGCGGCCTGGCCCGCCCCCGGCTCTGACGCCGAACTACTGGAAAGCGGCGTTACCGCCGCAGACATCCTGGCCCATGCGCGTGACTACGGCGCTTGGGCGCTCGCCAACCTTGCGCAGCTGAATGCACTGATCGACCTACACAACAAGGACAAGCCCTGATGGATTTCGACTACCTGCTGCGCCTCGGCCAGTTCCTGTTCACCGTGGTGGTGGGCCTGTTTTCGCTGATGGCCGCACGCCGGGCCTCATCGAAGGTCGAGGCCGAAGCCCTGGCCCAGCGCCTGGCCGGGCAGGACAACCGGCTGACGGTGCTGGAGCAGCAGATGAAGCACCTGCCCACCAGTGACCAGTTCACCGAACTGGCCGGCGAGCTGGCCGAGCTGGCGGGCGACATGAAGGCGATCAAGGTCGAGATCGCGGGGGTAACTAAAGCGCTCGACCCTTTGGCACGCGCCGTCGAGCGTATGAACGAATACCTGTTGAACAACAAGTGAGGCTGCAATGAGCACTCAATACGCTGACTTTCTGCGCCAGGACCAGCGCCTGGTGATGCTGCGCATCCTCTCTGAGCTGCCGCAGTACCGCTCCAACTCCTCGGTGATCGCCAACCTGCTCGGCCAGTTCGGGCACCACCCGAGCCGCGACCAGGTTATGGGTGATCTGGTTTGGCTCGGCGAACAGGGCCTGGTGTCGATCGACGATATCGGCTCCGTCCTGGTCGTGACCCTGACCGAGCGCGGTGGCGACGTGGCTGCCGGCCGCGCATCGGTTCCGGGCGTCAGCAAGCCGAGGCCCTGAGCATGGGGCGCAAGTCGAGCATCGACCGGCTAGAGCCGGCAGTCCGCACCCACATCGAGAAGCGCCTGCGCGAGCGGCGCCTCACCCTGGACGAGCTGATCGAGGATCTGCACGAGCACTTCCCCAGCGCGGACAAGCCCAGCCGTTCGGCGATTGGCCGCTACAAGGTCAGCTTCGACGAGATGGCCAAGCGGCTGCGCGAGCAGCAGGCCATGGCCAGCCTGCTGGTCGAGGAGCTGGGCGAGAACCCGAACGACAAGGCCGGCGCGCTGATGGTGCAGTCGATCCAGACCCTGACCACGCACGCCGCGCTGGGCGCGCAGATCGACGACGAGACCACCATCGACGACGTGCGCAAGCTGGCCCGCGCCGCCAAGGACGTGCTGCAGGCCAGCAAGGCCAGCCGTGAGGAGCGTGCCGCGATAGCCCGTGAGGCTCGTGAGGCGCTGCTCGAAGAGCAGAAAGCCGCGCTGGCCGCCATGCCTATCAAAGGCGGCGTAACCGAGGAAACCAAGCAGGCTATCCGCGAAGCACTGGGGATTACGGCATGAAGTACAAGGGCAACGCCAAGATCATCCCGTCCAACCCGGAGGCGATCTTTCTGCCGTTCCAGAGCCGCTGGATCACGGATAACAGC